TGTTAATACCTCCTAATATCAAGTATATACTTCCCCACATTTTAATTCATTCCTGAATTCTACCATGAGATTTCAAAATTGTTAATGTTTTAAAAATAAAAAAAAATAATATATTAACATTTTCGAAAACCCATGTTAAAATTATTTTAAAACAGAAAGGAGTACTTTATGACCGGAAAAGATAAGACTTGTGAAGTATGTGGACACACTGAATTTTTTGCAGGGGTAGCTTCAAGTGGATTAGCCCCTATGTCTTGTGCATGGTGTCATTTATGCATTAATATGGGAGCAGAAATGAGAATTATAGTTGAAGGGACTGTTCAATCATGTGGGGGAATTGAACATGTTCATGAGAAAGTAGGATTGGTTTATTTTGATCGACAAAAAGATTCTTATATTGATTACAGAAGTAAAGAAGTACTTCCAATAAAAACGAAAGATGATAAAGAATTTCTAACACGAACAGAATTCATGAAATACGAAAAGGAATTGAACAAATGAACATAAGAAAAAACATTTGGGTATATAAATATCAACCTGAGACCTTTCAAGATATTATTCTTAATGATGAGATTAAACCAAAACTGAATAAAGCAGTAACAGAACTTCCAAATCTTTTGTTATATGGGAAAGCAGGACTTGGAAAGGGATGCTTTGCAAATGTATTAATCAAAAAAGATAATATTGATTACATGTGGATCAATGCTTCTGATGAATCAGGCATTGATGTAGTTAGGAGCAAAATTAGACCTTTTGCAACTGCAATGTGCATGAAAGATATGAAGGTTGTGGTTTTAAATGAATGTGACTCTTTAACTTCAGGCCCACAAGGGTCTCAAAAAATGTTACGGCAATTAATGGAAGATACCTATCATCTTTGCCGATTCATCTTAATTTGTAACTATGAAAATTATATTATTGATGAGATTAAAAGTAGATGTACTGTCCTTAGATTTGATAATCCACCAAAAAAAGAAATCGGCAAGCTATGCCTGAAGATTCTTAGACAAGAAAACATAAAATTTGAAGGCAAGACTGTAATAGAGATTGTTACAAAATGTTATCCCGATATTAGGAAAACCATTAATGTTCTTCAAGAAAACTGTATTGAAGGAAAACTTACAGGATCAAGAATTTATGCTTCTGAAGTTTTATTTGAAAAGATTTTTTCTTTAATTCTTACACAAGATTTAGAATCTATAAGACAAGAATTGAAATCAAATTATATCCCATATCCAGAATTATATGAATATATGTATGAAAGAGCAGGGGAGTTCAAGGAACCTGGGGCAGCAATCCTATTAATAGGAAAGCATTTATTTCAGGATAACTTTGTAGGAATTAAAGAAATTAACTTTATTAGCATGATCGTAGATATGATCTACTCAAAGGTGATTTAATGCCAGCAAAAAAAATAGATGAAGTGACTTTGTTCACTTTCTTAAATCAGATACAGACTAAAAGAAAAACCATAGAATATGACAGGAAAATTGCTCCTGCCTTCATGTTAAGCCACTGGTTAAGTCATGATAAAGACTTAATAGAAAAGGTCAATAAAATTAATCACTATCAATTCCTGTTGCCTGATGATGTTATATATGAATATTACATGGATGCTTTGCCAACAGGAAAGAGATATATCAAATGGATTAAGAAAAGAAAAGAAGACGAAAAAATGGAAAAGAGAATTAAAAAGCTTCAAGAACATTTTCCTCAATTATCTACAAGAGAGTGTAAAATGCTTTTGACCTATTTAGTTAATAAACAAAAATAAATTGTGGAGGGAAAAATGCTAATCAACATTAAAAATTTTAGAGAAGTAATTACAAAAGCAACTATGAATTTTAGTATTGAGACATTACAATTAAGATTCAGTGATAGAATTGTATCAGACTCTATCAATGGAAATGGAACATCTATTTCTATATTAGATGTTGAAAATAATGTGCTTGATACCCATGAAGGACTAACTTTTAACTTTGCTGATCCTGCAAACAATGTAATCCCGTTCATCCAATTGTTTGACAGTGAAGAAGTAAACCTTTCATTGACTGATCTTTTTATGAAATTTAGAGATGGAGCACAAATTACAAAAGTTGGGTTTTGTTCTGATCGTGCTGTAAAAAGACTAGGAACAGATGATGTAAAAGACGTTGAATGGTTTTATGATCTTGAAATTGATCAAGATTTAATAAACAGCTTTGATAAAATCAAAAAGATTGGATCAAGATTTGGAAAAGTCTATATATCAGTAGATAACAAAAGACTTTTTTTGGAAACTGCTGATAAAGTAAATAGATATTCTAATGCTGTAAAGTTCAAATTAGCTGATATTGATATGGATAATTTGAGTCTAGCCTATGTATATCAAGACATGTGCAATTTCTTTCATTGTATTGAAATGGATTTGGAAAAGAACTTTACTTTAAAGGTGTCTTTTGATAGTGAACAGGGTCTTGGTTGCATTTATGCTTTTTCAGAGCATGGAAATGAGAAATATTCGTTGATTTCAAGGGAAAATTTATAAAAAGGTTGACAATCTTATGATTTTCTGCCATAATGTTTTTTAAAGATTAAGGGATATTTCTAATATTTTCAGTGTTATTTTTTATAAATATGATTGAGGTAGTTTTTTTTATTGACATTCTATTCCAATCATGATACGATGATAATTATTCAGTCGAAAATTTTTTGATTTCATGTGTATCAAAATCTAACTTAGGAGGGTTTTTAAGATGAGTGATTTTTTTGATCAAGATAGTGGCAGAGAAGATATGGATGATGCCGTTCCTACCATTGACAATCCCAATGAACCTACCGTACTGGTTAACGGTAGTCACCAACCTTTAGAAGTTGGTGCTCCTTTCTTACAGTCCGTTCAGGGAATTGCTCTGCAAGCAGGGTTTGGTAAGTTTAAGGTTTGGTTGAATGGAACCGAAGTTCGGCCTAGCTCTGCTCCTGCTGAAGTTACCTCTGATATGAGGGTTGAAATCAGACCCTTTGATGAAGCAGGGTGAATTTCTGACCTTGGCCTAGTTAGGTAAAGAGAAGTCTACTTTGACTTCTCTTACCCAACAAAATCCTAATTTGGAGTGATAAAAATGGCAGTTTTTTCAAACTTTGCTGATGAAGTTCAATCAAGACATAAAGAAATGCTAGATGAGCTTGAGACTATTTCGATAGATGATCTCAAAAGTGATGGTGTTTCTTTGTCTTTTGGTGGAAAAACTTTTAAGTTTACTGAACTTGAAATCATTCAGGATGAATCATTAGAAGATAAACTAAAGAAGGAATACAGAACCAAACTGAATGAGCAACAGCAAAGAATTCGAAAAAAGATTAATACCAAAATAAATGAATTGCTATTAATGCATCAACAAAAACAGCAGGAATTAGATAGGAAGGAACAACAGATTAGATTAAAATATCAAAATTCTGCAATGATGCCTGAAATAACTGAAAAACATCTGTTAAAAGGTTTGAGTGTAGTCAAAGGTAGTAATAATGATGAATTAACTTGGATATATAGGGGAATTTATAATCCAAGATTTGTACTAGTCGTTGATAGTAATAGTTTTAGTAGAGCAAAAAGCAAAAAACCTATTCCTGCAAGACTAGTCAATCGGATGAAAAAAGAAATTCTCATTATTATCAGAACCAAAAAAGATCAAGTAACAGGTGTCAGAACCAAAAAAATTAAAATGGATAATGCTCATGATTCAGCATTACCTTCATTTCCTCATTATCATCAAACTACTTCAGGTGATTGTTGGGGATCATGGTCTTATTCCAAAAAATGGTCAACTCCTGATAACATCATGAGAATAGCAAAAGATGCCGAAGCTGTTCTTGAGACCATCAATCATGGAAGCATTGCCACTAGAGCACCTGCTAAACTCCCTAAATTAAAGGTTCTACTTGATGCTGTTGAAGATGTTGAAGGAATTGAACCTACAACTGTAAGTGCTGATAATGATACTGAAGATGTTTGGCAATCAGTTAACGTATAATTGAAAAGGCAAGAAATTATATGACTCTCTATGAAAGACAAGAAACTTTAGAATTGACTGCTCCCAAAAAAATAGCAGTTGTCGGATGTGGGGGGATTGGATATTGGGTAGCAAAATTTCTAGCTATGTCAGGTTGTGAATATCTTGAACTTTATGATCCTGATGTACTAGAAGAAAATAACTTCAATAGACTTGATATCCCTATCAGGTTTATTGGAAATAATAAAGCCGATGTTACCAAACAGGCTATCCTATCCTTGAGAGATGAATGTACAGTTTATTCCTATCCATTCAAATTCAGTGACTTATCAGGGTCACTTGATTGGATAATTGACTGTACGGATGATGGAAAATCACAATTAGAAAATCAGGAAATTGCAGCAAGTATGGGAGCAAAATACTGTAAAGCAGGTTATGATGGAGAAGGATTTGGTATTCATAACACTGTAGCCGAATGGGGGGAAAGTACCGATGGATACACCATTGTTCCCTCATGGGTCGTTCCTGCTACTATAGTTGCTGCTCTTACTGTAGCAAAAGTAATGAAATATCCTGATAAGGAAGTTATTTCTTCAATACCTCATCTTTTTAAGTATGATAGATGAAGTATTGTTTAACACTAACTTAAAAATATTGAATGAATAAACTCTATAAAATGATTTTTGAATTAAGTCTTGCTGCTGATGATTACATTAGAGCTTATCAAGGAGCAAGACAAATTGTAAAAATTGATGAAGAAAATATAAAACTGGTAAATTTCGATTTCAAATTTAAAAATATTATTTGTGATAATGATAATTTAACAGAAGAAGATGAAATAGAAATTTTAGCTAATAAGCATAGACAAAAAATAACTATGATGGAAAAAATAAATAGTTATTATGAGGATATAAAAACGGATAGTTTATTTACATGTAAAAAATGTGGACTTCAATATTCTGTTTATCCTCATATTGCTAAAAAAAATTCTTTATGTGGAACCTGTAAAAAAAAGGAAAATAAAATGGACGGTTTTACAAAAATGTTAAACAAAATGAGTGAAGGAGAGTTGACCGAAAAGGTAGCATGTGTAATTGATCTTTTAAAAAAAGATATCAAAATGCCTACCAGAACCATTATGAAAGAAGTGGATGAAATGTGGGAAGGTAGAATTACCGTATCAGAAAGATATGTCCAAAGAATCCGTAAATGGTTTAGAGTAAAAGCCGAAAAGGAGCTAGAAATGAATCAAAAAGATGTGTTTGATTCAGGTCGTGGTTTGCATGAATGGCAAATAAACGTGCTGAATATGGCAAATGAGGGGGGATGGTCTATTCAACAAATAGCCGAAAGCATTGATAAGACTGCTGTTGAAGTTAAGGAAACATTAACACAGAACAAACACATGATTTCCAGTGAAGTATTAGATGAAGAAGTAAGTGATGTTTATTTTGATCCTAATTCCAAGAAAGGTCTCGTAGAACTTAATTCACATGATCTTGATTCACATGATCTTGATCCAGATTATAATCCCGATATTCCCCCATTTGAAGAAGATGTAACATATGGTTCATTGAGTGGGGCTGAACTTTCTAAACATGATGAACCTGCTGAACCTGCCAATGATGAATTTTGGGAAGTAAAAATTGATTGTGTTACGGCATGTAGCAAAACCGAAGATGAAATTGATGTTTTCATGAGCAAGAAAGCACGAAATGTTGCCATGTCTTATATGAAATGGGCAAAAAATCGTGAATGGCTAGCCTACCTGATTGGTGATAAAGATGAAAAGGGATTCAATGTCTATGATCTATATCTTCCCGATCAAAGGACTTCAGCCGTATTAGTTGATAAAGTTGTAGCTGAAAAATACAATGAATTAAAAATAATCGGTGTCATTCATTCTCATCATGAAATGGGAGCAGGGGATGCCGATAAACCATCTTTTAGTGGACATGATGCCGATTTCATCAACTCAAATCATGATTTGAGTCTCCTAGCAGGTAGAAATGATAATGGGGGATTCAAAATAGTTGGTATTGCTAGGGCTAAAACTCCTTGTAATGCTTTGATGAAAATTAAAGCCAATGTCAAAGCAATGAAGGAAGAACTTTCTGAACATGAATCTGCTTTGAAAAATGAATTCTTCTCCAAAGTCTTCAACAAAAAAGAAGAAGAAAAAGAAGAAGTAAATTCAGATCGTAGTTCAGGGCAATACCATTTTACAGATAACCCAAACTATAGAAGGGGGTGATTAAAACCGATACTATAGACTAAACGAAAGTTGACTGACTGACTAACTAAAACAAACACACTACTAGAAGGAGAATAATATGAAACCTATGAGATTAAGTAGATATGATTAAAAAATTAAAAATTATATTTTTATAATTATGAATGCCTAATTAAATTAGATTATATTATTTAAGAGAAAAGATATCTATAAGCCTACCCTCTGAAACCTTTTGAAGGAATCAAAATATCTCAAACTTTCGGACTCGTAGCAAAGATATCAACAGATTAGATTATTATAGAAAGAATTATTAGAAGAATAGGGATAGGGAGTATCATATGACGATATGATTTCTCCGTGATGTGATATGACGATATTACATCTACAAATGCTGTCATTGCCCCTGTATTAACACATATTGGAAGTACGGGGGCAAAAACATAAGTTGGTTAAGCGGAAGTAACTCAACTGGTAGAGTACAGGCTTTCCAAGTCTGAAGTTCAGAGTTCAAATCTCTGCTTCCGCTTCAAGGAGAGAACAGAAAATGGAAGAAAAAGATAGAAGAAGTATAATGCCAGGGCCATTTCCACCTCCACCTCCACCTCCATACAATGAAATGCATCATATGGGAGTACGTTTAATTCAGATGGGACTTGAAATGTTACAAAATTGTGAACCTATATATCCTGAACCCTATTATGCTTCAGAAGCAGGAGCAGAAGAAGAAAGAGAATCAGGTTGAAAGTAACTCCTTGTGTTGGTTGTGGTTATTGTTGTGTACAGGCAATGTGTGTTGTAGGTAGTCACTATTTTGGAACTACAGTTGAAAGATGCCCATATCTAATATGGATTAAAGATAAATATCGGTGTAAACTGGTAGTAGATAGATTAGTTAATCCTAAAGAATTATATATAGGTGATGGTTGTAGTTCATCTTTATTCAATGATTGGAGAACCGAAGTAAAACAACGCTAAAATCCTCCTTTAGCAATGTGAAAATGAGAAAAGGCTAAAACCCCTTTCTCATTTTTTTTTCTACTTTTCCTCACTTTTCCCTAAAAAATATATAAATATAATTAAAATTTGTGTTTTTAAGGGAGTAATATATGCCAAAAGGTGGAGAGAACGAAAGAAAAGTTTCTAAGTTTTTAACAAAATGGTTGACAGGAAAAGAAAAGCCTTATATGTTTTGGAGACAAGATGCTTCAGGTGGACTAGCTACTGTTCATATTGAAAATGTCCACATGACAGGTGATATAGTCTCTATCCATCCCGACTCCCAATTCTTCACTGATGTTTTTTCTATAGAATGCAAGACCGGATATCCAGATACTTCCTTCTGGCAGCATTTCAACAAAACTAAATTTGGTATAGAAGAATTTTGGAGACAAACATTAGAAGATTCTAAAAAGTCTTCTAAAAATCCAATGCTTATTTATCGAAAAAAGAATAGAAAATGGATTGTTGGTATAAATAGAGCTATACAGCTAAAATTACAGAAACAGATTTGGAGATTAAATTGCATTATTGTCTGTTGGAATCCTAAGCAAATTCCTAAATATAGTCCTAAGTTTATACAGAATCCAGATCAAAATTTAATCCTGTATGATATGGAGTTATTTTTTAACAAAGTCAAACCTGTTGATATCACTAATATTAAAAACTATTGACATTTACACTTATATGTGATAGAGAAGGAATAATAGGGGATAACTATGGCTACTCTCAATTTAACAGCTTCCGAATTTTCTGATATCGGTATGATTTGGTTATTTGATCAAGTAATGAATCCTGATCAAATTCAAAATGATGCAATGAAAGAATTTATTCAGAAGCATAGTTCAAAGATAAAAACTCCTTTAATGAAGTACTACCTTGATAGTACGGGTGAAACCAGAATAAATTATAAAAGAATTAAAGGAGTATTTGATGGGTCTAATCAAGCAGTACAACAAATTAGGATTGGGCCAGATGAAAAAATTGAAAAGATAAAAAAAGGCAAAGAAGGAATCATAAAAAAAATTATAAAGAAGATACTTGCCAAAGAGCAACTTACAATCGAAGATGAATTAATATTAAAAAATGAGTTAAATGAGTTAAGTGAATATCAAGAAAGGAGTGATATTTAAGGGGGATTAATAATGGGTGAATTAGCAGGTAATTTTAAGGATAGTCCTGAAGGGCAAATAGCAAAAGATACAGAAAATAAAGCAGTAGAACCACCTGAAGGAAAAGTTGCAACTCATGTACCTGATTGTTTTGCAGATGCAGAAAACAGTAGAGATAAACTTCCTGTTTTCAAGGTAGGACATGGAGAATTCTATCAGAACATGAATTATGGTAGACAAAGAATCAGATTTAAAAGTGGTACTGATGTTCAAAAATTTATGCAAGGGAGCAAGTATAAACAGTCATTTTGGATTCAACATGATAAGGATGGATATATGCGTAAAATAAAGTAGAAAAGTCCTTAGAAGGAGTGTTAAATGGAAACTGTGGACATAGGAACAAATACAACTTTATTAATTGATTTCAATAATCTTGCAATAAGGGGATATTTCGGAGCTAAAGAGATAACAGAAGACCCTGATAATATTCAATGGGGTCTTTGGAGATATAATGTTTTTAACTCAATATATCAATCACTTTGGCATATTAAAAGTGTTCAGGAAGTAATTATTGCAGTTGATGATATAAATTCATGGAGAAAAGCAGCATACAAAAGATATAAGGAGTCAAGAAAGAAAAAGAAAAAAAATTCAAAGGTTGATTGGGATACACTCTATGCAATGATGAATGACTTAGCTTCAGAGCTAAAGCATTACATGCCTTTTAAAGTCTTGAAAGTAAAATCTGCTGAAGCAGATGATATAATTGGAATATTAACTCCTAAGTTAAAAAATCCATGTGTCATAATTGCAAGAGATGAAGATTACTTTCAATTATTTGGAAAGAAAAAAAATTTAAGAGTATATGACCCGATTTCACAAGTCCTTTATAGTCCAGATGATTTTGAAGACATAAAGGATTTTTTATTACAACTTATCTTTTGTGGACAAGCAAAAGATGATATTCCAAATATTATTACTCCTAATGATTGGGGTCTGACAAAACTTACTGAAGGTAAAAGAAGACCTGGTTTTGGAGAAAAAAGCTTTGATAAAATAAAGCATGATATAAAAGGCTTTATAAACAAAGGACACACAAATAAAATCTATGGTAAAGTTGATTTGCATCAAACTTTAAAAAGAAATAGACTCTTAATAGATTTTGATAAAATCCCAAATACTATTATAACTAGAATTATAGATTGCTATAATGCTAGCTATAATGTCCCTCCAATAGATAACATCTACCTATTCTTTGAAAAACATAAAATGAGATCATTCATAGACGATATCCATAGAGTTGAACAAAAGCTACAGATATTGTTTTAAGGGGTATCAATGGCTGAACCAGAAGCACAAGAAGAAAAAAGAATTATAGAAGTCACCATTGGATTTAATGTCAATAAAGAAGAAATAGAATATATTAAATCAGATTTTTTTGATGATGCATATGGCTATAAAGACCCTACCGGATATACAGCTAAATTAATCCAAATGGGACTAGAAAAATGGATAAGAGAAAAGATAGGTATATTTTGTCCTGAATGTGATGCTGCATTAGAAGAAGATTGGATATATTGTCCAAGTTGTGGATGGAATTCAAGCTGTCTCTTATACACATCTGACGCTGCCGACGATCTAC